GTCATCAACAGGGGTGGCCGGTCATATGCTAGTGCTAGTTACGAATATGGTGATCGACAAGCTGGTTGGGCCAAACTCACTGTGTCGGCAGGGGTTACTTTTAATATAGGTATTTTCCCTCAAGCTGGTTATAGCTACGGTCTTGGTCACTTCCCTATGAGCACATACATTGTTAGCGCTGTGTTTGACCACTTTGTCCACATTTATAAACTTGCTGCTTAATTATGAATATCTATCAAGCTGTTAATTACGGACTCGATGTTTCTGGAACAATCGAGCGTCCTACATGCTGGGGTGCTAATGCTGATGGCACAGCTATTGATACTTGGTTTGGTTCTCCTGAACCTTCTGCTGAAGTCTTAGAAGCTGCTTGGGTAGCTTCTGGAGAAGAACAAGGTGGGATTGATGATAACAATAAAAGAATGCGGAAACTAAGATATTTTGAAGAAGCCGATCCACTTTTTTTCAAACTTCAACGTGGAGAAATCGAGCAAAGCGTCTATGACGCAAAAATTGCTGAAATTCGCAAAGACCTTCCTCTATCTACTGATTAAAAATGATCGCCCTTATCCGTCCAATCCTGTTCAGCTTTCTGAACTCTGACAAAGTTAAACTCCTTATCGTTGATCTTCTCACCAAACTGGCTGAGCAGACCGATAACGATGTTGACGACAAAGCCGTTGAGTTTATCCGCAACGGTCTTTTCCCTAACAAAGGCTAATGGACCTGGGAGCACCACCGGTGTTCCCTTCTATCGACCTCCCAGCGGCGCCTATACTGCCGCGTGCAACGCTTGAGGTACCACGAGGTGAGCTTCCTTATTACAAGCCCCTTGTGGTCCCTCCTGCGGACCTTAGACCGCCTCCTGGAATTAAGGGAACTACCCCTTCTGAGCAACCTCAGGAGCCTAAACCAACCCCTATACCACCAGCTAAACCACCTGCACCTTCACAGATACGTTATGTTGATGTTCCAGGTACAGACTATGAGGTCCCGTTACCTAGTAATGAAATCCTTGTAACAGCTGGTACGACTGCTACTGTTTCAGTTGCAGCCACCCTTACAGCTACTGCAATCTTTAAACGGACAGTAAACGCCTTGAAACCTATTATCAAGAAACTACTAACCCGCAAAAAGAAAAAAGATGAAGGATAACCACAACTTTTTTTCTGGATTCTTTAGTGAGATTGTAAAAGCACTGGTGCTCGTTTGGAGTGCTGGTGTTCTTACCGCATCCTATATGGGTATGCTGCAAAAAATGGATCCTACGTTCGTCGCTTCTTTGTTAAGTGGAACGCTAGCATCCTATGGTATTTCTCGCATCGATAAGGACACTAAAAAAGAACCCCCTAAATGAAAAAACTTCTTCTACTGGTTCTTCTGTTATCCCCCGCAGCAGCAACCGCGCAAACTGTAACTCCTAAGTTTACTCAAGGGAGTATGCAGTCAACAACCACCACGACCGTTGACATCACTCGTACTATTGCAACAGAGGTGATGGGCGGTGCATATTCATCATGGTCTGGAACCAACGTAACCCCAAGTGGGGACATCACAGACTCCTCGACTACTTGGTCAGTCACTACTGCAGGCGAACAGTTTCAACTCGAAACCGTGACACGAGCAGCAGGCGTGATCGAGACAATCGACGTCACCGAGGACATTTCTCAAAGTTCTACTACTACATCGTTGTCTATCTTCTCGCAGTAACACCTGTTTACGCAGAAGAGCCACGGGTACAAAATACTTCATCGCCTGTGGCCGCGGCTACAGGTAATGTTACCAATCAAGCTGTACAATTTCAAAACAACGGTGCACCTAGCCGTCAGCAGTTTACCGGAGGCAACTCATGCAACGGTACAACTATGACGGTTTCACCTTTTTATATGGGTAATGATACCGTTCCAATGGATTCTAGCGGTTATGTGCGTAGCAACAACTTTGGTATGCAACTTAACTTTAGTGTTCCATTAGATGGCGGTATGATAGAACAATGTAAAGCAATTGCTAAACGTCATGAAGAAAAAATGCGTTTAGATTATGAAATGATACGTGCACTTAAATGCACAGAGATTATGAAGAACGGCTTTACTTTTCGTCCTGGAAGTAGAGTAGAAGTTCTTTGTCACGACATTGTACCCATTGTTTCAATTAAATGAGTATGGAAGCATTAGTAACTGTATGTATAGCCGTCGTCGGCGCTGGCGCTGCGACTATCAACAGACTACACAACCGAATAGGCAGTATACACGAGCGTATCAACCATCTAGATCGGCGGCTAGACAATTTTGAACTTACAGTTGCAACAGACTATGTTTCCAAAGCCGATTTAGCTGGACTTCTTAAGCGCATGGAAGACCACATGGTACGCATCGAAAACAAACTTGATCAAATCGTACTACGAAATGGCGCATAAAAAAGCTACTGAAGAACAGTTTAATGAACTTCACAACCTCGTCACAACCGAATTTCTGGCTCGCATTAAGTCTGGCGAAGCTACTACTCAAGATTTGAAAGCGGCGTGCGACTGGCTTAAAACTAACGACATTAGCGGAGTAGCTTATAATGGCAACCCGCTATCTAAACTGGCTTCTATTATGCCAGAGGTCGATCCTGAATTAGTACAAAGCAGGCTCTATGGCAAAAGGTAACACCTCAGATTACTACAAACAAAACGACGGTGCTCGACGCAAGCGTAACGCTCAGCAAGCCCGTTACAATAAAACTAAAAAAGGCAAAGATCTACGGATCAATGCCAATGCACTTAATCGGAAGTTAGGCACCTACGGCAACGGTGACAATATGGACGCTTCGCATACAGGCCCGAATAAAGGTCGTAAAGAAGCACCATCAACCAACCGCCGCAGACCCCGACTAAAGATTAAGTACGCATGACTCCCCTCCTTCCTCACCCTGACGATTACCTCTACAACCTAATTACGATGACGTCACCTGAAGCAAAGCGCCTCTGGAGGCGTGCTATCAAAGAACACTTTGGTTGTACTTGTGTCTATTGTGGACAAACCTATGATTTACATGAACTTACTATTGATCACGTGCATCCTCGCTGCTTGGGCGGCGAAGATATGTCATACAACGTCGTACCGGCTTGTTCCTGTTGTAATCAGGCAAAAGGAAGCAACAACTGGCTCTCTTGGATGAGAGATACATTCGGTGTAAACCGTCTTAGAGAACAACTAATTCTTTCACACATTCAATAATGGCATATCCTGCAAGGAATTATGAAAAAGACCCGTCCAAACGGGTAAAAGGCTGGTACATGGTACCGGGCAAAGGCCGTCGCTACTGGGACGGCAAATCATTTAAATACAGCTCTCCTGACGGTACTGTTAACGTTAAGGATTTAGTTGGAGATCGAGTTCGCGGTCTTGTTGGCCGTATGAGCAAAGGTTCCGAAGCTGGTCAGGCAGTCAATGCTGGCCGTCGTACTACCCGTCCTGGCGCTAGCCGTCGTCCTGCTGTAACATCTGGAAGCCCTAGTCAGGCTCCTAATGCGTCTACTGGCGGTGGTAATAACCCCAGTACTACTAGGACTGAAACTAAGGAACAGAAAAAACCAGTCTCTACGCCTCAGGCTTCTACGCCCAAACCCAAGCCTACAGTCAAACAAAGCGGTGACAAGGCTAAAGACATGGGTGCTTGGGCTAAGGCTAACCAAAAGCTGGCACAGCGGATGGTTGATAGGTACAAAGACCGTGAACGTAAGCCCTCTGGCTACGCTTCTGTTGTCAAGGCTTTGAAAGAAATTAAAGCTAAGAACGTCAAACCTAAGTCAGACACTAAAGTAGCGTAACATTTTATGGAAGGAATCCCAGAATCGGGCAAACTAGCCCAACAGATGACACAATGGCTTTTAGATAATCCATCTAAAGAGCCGAAAGATCTGCCACGTCCGCTGGTACAAAAACATTTGGAAGCTAGCCGCCGTGACAGAGCTAAGGGTCTGCGTTCTGTAGATTTTTTCTTTAATGGCGAAGCGTTCTTTACTGAGTACCGTCAAGGCCCTAGTCAACCGACTAACGTTAAAACACGTAACCG